TATGTGGAACATGGATTTAGTATATTGGCAACTTTACCAGAGTGGTATCAGTACCTCTTATATATCGCAATTAGTGCGTCATTTGGGATTAAGGGTGTCGGACAAGCAGCTAAGATGTTCAAAAAGAAGTAATGTCTGACGTAGAGGAAAGAATTAATAAAATAATAACAGAATCTATATTGCCTAGTATACAGATGCATGGTGGACACGTAGAGTTACAATCTTTTAAGGATGGCATAGTAACAGTATTTTTAAGTGGTGCGTGTAGTGGATGTGCAATGTCTACACTAACACTAAAGATGGGTATAGAGAATATGTTAAAGTATTATATACCTGAAGTATTAGCAGTCGAGGGCATTGAAGACCCTAATTCTACAGTGAGTCCATACTACCAATGAAAATTAAAGCCTTGACATTTTTAAAGATATTTGTTATAATTAATAAGATGAGTAATTATTTTTGGCATCTACACGTAAAAGAAATTAGAAGAGGTCAAACAAGGAAAGTAAATGAATCTAGTTAAACTACAAAATGAAATAGCCGAAGATGAGGGAATAAAATACGAATTGTATTTATGTTCAGAATCACATTTGACTGGGGGAATAGGTCACTTGATTACTGAATGGGATACTGAATATTATAATAAGCCTGTAGGAACAAAAGTGCCTAACGAACAAGTTGATAAATGGTTTGAGAATGATATACAAGTATCTATAAAAGACTGTCAAGATATATTTAGTAACTTTGAATCTCTACCTGAAGACATACAACACGTATTAATAAATATGTCATTCCAATTAGGTAAGCCTCGTTTATCCAAATTTAAAAAGATGATTGCTGCTGTAGAAAATTGCGACTGGCTAAAAATGGCAGACGAGATGCAGGACAGCACTTGGAGATGGCAGACACCTAACAGAGCACAACGATTAATAGAACGTGCCGAAAAACAAATGATTAAGGATATACCACATTGAGCAGAGAACTAACAGAAAGACAACAGAAGTTTTTAGAAGTTTTGTTTGAAGAAGCAAATGGTGATGTTGTACAAGCAAAACTATTAGCAGGTTACTCTGGAAAAACATCCACAGCAAATGTTGTAGCTTCTATGAAAGACGAAATTATGGATGCCACCACATTATATATGAGTAGAAATGCACCAAAAGCAGCAGTCGCTATGGTGAGTGGTGTAGATGACCCAACACAGTTAGGTATTAGAGATAAATTATCTGCATCAAAAGAACTGTTAGACAGAGTTGGTTTAATTAAAACTGAGAAAGTTCAAGTAGAGGCATCAGGTGGTGTTATGATATTACCACCAAAGAAGGGTTAATGGATAGAAGTTTAGGTAAGTGGAAACTGCCACAACCAACAGATTTAAAAGATGAAGATGAAAAGGAATGGATACAGATACCACGTATAGCTAGGACTGTTCCATTTGGATATAAAGTAAATGAAGATGACAAAGAGTTATTAGACCCTATACCATATGAGTTAGAAGCACTAGAGTTAGCAAGAAGACACATAAAACAATATTCATTAAGACAAGTTGCTAATTGGCTGACAACAAAAACAGGAAGACAAATATCTCACATAGGTTTACGAAAAAGATTATTACATGAACGACAGCGTAAGAACAAGGCTAGAACTCTTAAACGATGGTCCGAGTATGCGAAGAAAGCAATCGAGAAAGCGAAAGCCATCGAAGAAAGTCGAGTCGGAGCAAAAGCCTAAAGTATTAGAAGACATAGAACAAGTTCCTGTAGCAGAACAGAACGTAGTGTTCCAACCCAACGAAGGACCTCAAACAGAGTTCCTCGCTTCTCCTGAAAGAGAAGTGTTATATGGTGGAAGTGCAGGTGGGGGTAAATCGTATGCTATGTTAGCTGACCCTCTTCGGTACATGAATCACTCACAATTTAGTGGCTTGTTACTACGACATACGACAGAAGAACTAAGAGAACTTGTTTGGAAGTCAAGAGAATTATATCCTCTTATATACAAAGGGATAAAATGGTCGGAAAGAAAGATGCAATGGGTAGCTCCTTCAGGTGCAAGACTGTGGATGTCCTACCTAGACCGAGATGATGATGTACTAAGATATCAAGGTTTAGCTTTTAGTTGGATAGGCTTTGACGAATTAACACAATGGGCAACACCCTTTTCGTGGAATTACATGAGGTCAAGATTACGTTCTACTGCTCCTGATTTACCAGTGTATATGAGAGCAACAACGAACCCCGGAGGTCCGGGTCATCAGTGGGTTAAGAAGATGTTTATTGACCCTGCACCTTATGGAAAAGCGTTTGATGCCACAAATATTGAAACAGGAAAGATTCTTAAATACCCTGATGGGCATAGCAAAGCAGGTGAAGCATTATTCAAAAGAAGATTCATACCTGCTAGATTATCTGACAATCCATACTTATCATCTCAAGGAGATTACGAAGCAATGCTTCTATCCTTACCTGAACACCAAAAGAGACAGTTGCTTGAAGGTGATTGGGATATTAAAGAAGGTGCTGCTTTCACTGAGTTTGATAGGGATAATCACGTTATTGAGCCTTTTTCAATTCCAAGAAATTGGGTTAAGTTTAGGTCTTGTGATTATGGTTATGGTTCTTATAGTGCTGTGTTGTGGTTTGCTGTTTCTCCAGATGAGCAACTTGTTATATATAGAGAGTTGTATGTTTCTAAAGTCCTTGCCACAGATTTGGCAGATATGATATTAGATGCAGAAGCAGAAGATGGTAATATAAAGTATGGTGTATTAGATAGTTCCTTGTGGCACAAACGTGGTGATACAGGACCTTCACTAGCAGAACAGATGATTATGAAGGGATGCAGGTTTAGACCATCAGATAGAAGTAAAGGTAGTAGGGTATCAGGTAAGAATGAAATACATAGAAGATTACAGATTGATGAATTTACTGAACAACCAAGAATGGTATTTTTTAACACTTGCACAGAAACAATCTCTCAACTACCTGCAATACCTTTAGACAAAAGAAATCCTGAAGATGTGGATACGAGAGCCGAAGACCATATTTATGACGCATTAAGATATGGCATTATGTCAAGACCTAGATTTAGTATTTTTGACTATGACCCTGTAGGCAGACCTCAAAACAGTATGCCTGTAGCAGACGCAACATTTGGATATTAATATGGCAGAAGAAGATATTACATTAGATAGTGATTCTATAGCATTAGAAGATACAGATGATTCTGAAATAGCTGATGCAGGAGTAAGTGGTATCATACCTTTTATACAGGAAAGATACGACAGAGCAGAAGACTATAGACGAAATGATGAAGAACGATGGCTACGTTCTTATACAAATTATAGGGGGATATACGGAAGTGATGTTCAATTTACTGAAGCAGAAAGGTCAAGAGTTTTTATCAAAGTTACCAAAACCAAAACTCTCGCGGCTTACGGACAAATTGTTGACGTACTATTTGCAGGTAACAAATTTCCTATTAGCATTGAACCGACAGTGCTACCTGAAGGTGTCGCAAAAGATGTCAGCTTTGACCCCAAAGAACCTGAAGAACTTAGTGAAGATACCGAAGAAGCAAGTCCTTATGGATTTTCTGGGGATGGTATGGAACTACCTAAAGGTGCTACTGAAAAAAGTCTACTCGATAGGCTTGGTCCTTTGGAAGAAAAGTTGGGCGATGTTGAAGGTCTTAAAGAAGAAGTTGGTAAAACTCCGACAGCGATAACATTTAGTCCTTCTATGGTCGCAGCAAAGAACATGGAAAAGAAAATAACAGACCAATTACAAGAGTCAGGTGCAAGTAAACAACTACGAAGCACTGCTTTTGAAATGTCTTTATTTGGCACAGGTGTTATGAAAGGACCTTTTGCTACAGACAAAGAGTATCCGAATTGGAACGAAGAGGGCGAGTATAGTCCTATATTTAAAACAGTTCCTTCTACATCTCATGTGTCTGTGTGGAACTTCTATCCTGACCCTGACGCAACTAATATGGATGAGGCACAATATGTCATAGAAAGACATAAGATGTCAAGAACACAATTACGTGCATTAAAGAAAAGACCTTACTTCAGAGACACTGTTATAGACGAGGTTGTAGAAGCAGGTGAGTCTTATGTCAAGAAGTATTGGGAAGATGATTTATCTGACTATGCACCTGAACATGGTATATATCGTTTTGAGGTATTAGAGTATTGGGGTAATTGTGATGTCTCTATACTAGAAGAGAATAATGTAGAGATACCTGACGATTTAAAAGAACACGAAGAATTACAGGCTAACATATGGGTGTGTAATGGCAAGTTATTAAGAATGGTTCTTAATCCTTTCAAACCTGCAAACATACCCTATATGGCTGCACCATATGAATTGAATCCATATTCATTCTTTGGTGTTGGTATTGCAGAAAATATGGATGATACACAGACCTTGATGAATGGCTTTATGAGAATGGCAGTTGACAATGCTGTTCTTTCAGGCAATCTTATAATGGAAGTTGATGAAACTAACCTAGTTCCGGGTCAGGACTTATCTGTATATCCGGGCAAGGTGTTTAGAAGACAAGGTGGTGCTCCGGGTCAAGCTATATTCGGTACTAAGTTTCCTAACGTATCAAATGAAAATATGCAGTTGTTCGACAAGGCAAGGCAGTTGGCAGATGAAAGCACAGGCTTTCCATCATATGCTCATGGACAAACAGGTATAGCAGGTGTTGGTAGAACTGCATCAGGTATATCTATGTTAATGAACGCAGCGTCAGGTAGTATTAAGACTGTTATAAAAAATATAGATGATTATCTACTCAAGCCTTTAGGTGAAGGTTTGTTTAGATTTAATATGCAGTTTGACTATAGTAAAAAGTTAAAAGGCGATTTAGAAGTTGTTGCACGTGGAACAGAAAGTCTTATGGCTAACGAAGTAAGAAGTCAAAGGCTTATGTCTTTCTTACAAGTTGCATCTAATCCTGTGTTAGCACCTTTCGCTAAGTTTAATTATATAATTAGAGAGATAGCCAAGTCTATGGAGTTAGACCCTGAAAAGGTAACTAACAATATGGATGAGGCAGCAGTTCAGGCAGAATTATTGAAAGCCTTTCAAGGTACTCAACCCCAACAACAAGAAGCACCCCCTGCAGGAGCTAACCCACTTGACCCAACAGGAGCAGGTGGTGGTAACATAGGAACAGGACAAGCACCTATTCCGGGAGAACAAGGATTTGCAGGAAGGGTACAGAATGGACAAGGACAACAAGCAGGTGTTGAGCCAACTCAAGACATTGGTGAACAACCCCAAGCTCCTGAACAGCTTCAATGATTACTTAGACGTACAGATACAGGCACAGTATAAAATAATGGAGCAGAGTAATGATACAGTTACTCTTTATAGGTCACAGGGAGCAGTGGCTATTTTTAAAAAGTTAAAGTTGCTTAGAGAAGAGGTCAATGGAAGAGATTAAATTACCACCCCCTGAAAGAGCTGCTAAAACTGCTATAGGAGCAGGGTCTAGTGGCAAAGGCACTGTAGGTAGCTATTTAAAAGCAGATGCTCTTTTTAGTGAAAAAGGTGGTAGAAAATTAGATTATGGTTCAGGAAGAGGAGAGGGTGCTAAGTTAATAAAAGCAGATACTTATGAGCCTTATGTAAAAAGCAAACCTAAATACAATGACGCAAAAAAAATACCAAGTGCAAGTTACAATAAAGTTACAAGTTTAAATGTTCTGAATGTTCTGCCTCCTGAAGCAAGAAGTGAAGCTGTAAAAAATATTGGTCGTATTTTAACAGTAAATGGCGAAGCAGTAATTTCTACTAGAGGTGTTAAAGATGTCGAGAGTGCCAAAAATAAAGTTAAAATAAAAGATGGTTACATTATAGGTAAGGGTAATGACGCTAGATTTCAAAAAGGATTCACTGCACAGGAGTTAAAAAATTATGTACAAAAGACTTTAGGCAAGGGATTTATAGTAGAGAGTGCTAAAGGTATTGGTAAAGCTGCAATAAAAATTAAAAAACTAAGTATTCCAAAAGGTCTTGGTGGGGTTACAAGACAAGAAGGAACACCTGTTATAAATATACAAGAAAAATTATTATTTAATCCTAGACAAAATTTTTCTTCAGGAGGAGATGTAATGGAAAATAAAATGTTAAGTCTTAGTGAATTAGAAATGTTTCTTAAAGAATACGGCTATTATCACGACACTGACCCTAGAAATTCTATGAACACAGAGGGCAAGGATTTAGCTAATCCTGAAGTACAAAAAGATATTGCTAAACAATTAGAAGATAGAAAAAAACTAGATGTAATATCTGCTTTGCCTATATCAAGAAAAGCAGGTAAAAGAATTAAAGAAGAAAGATTAGAGGAAGCATTAGAAAAAGGCAAAGCACTTAACATAAATAAAGGTGGCTCAATGCCTAAACAGATGGAACTGTTTAACGAGGGTGGACTAAAAGATGAAGGTGGCACAGTAGACCCTGTATCAGGTAATGATGTTCCCCCCGGTTCAACACAAGAGGAAGTACGTGACGATATACCTGCACAGCTAAGTGAAGGAGAGTTTGTATTCCCTGCTGATGTTGTTAGATACATAGGTCTTGAAAAACTTATGATGATGAGACAAGAAGCTAAACAGGGATTAAAACAAATGGAAGCTATGGGTCAGATGGGCAACTCCGATGAAGCTACTATGCCTGATGACTTACCTTTTGATGAAACAGACCTTGACATTGAAGATGATTTAGAGTATAATACAGGTGGAGTGGTACAAGCAGCTAATGGTACGTATGTAGCACCTACTGTGCCTATAGGCAGTCAGCCACTAGGAACAAATCCTATGGGTAATCCTACACAAATGCCACAACAACAAGTAGCAAGTGGTGTAGCAGGGTCTACACGTGGAACACCTTATGTGCCTAATGTAGCAAATGTGTATGGCAGTCAAGGCACACCATATGCTCCTGTGAGCTATAATCAATTATTAGGTTCTAGTGCAAGTGGAGCACCTCAGACTAAAAATATTAGATATTTTAACGAAGCAACAGGTCAAACACGTATGATACCTCATATATTAAACGCTGATGGTACAGTTGGTGATACATTGTATCCTGTGCCTGAAGGTTTCGTTAGACAGGAAGAAGCACCTAAAGAAGAAGCTAAGAAGACTCAAGTACAAACAACTAAAGTAGCACCTGTTGATGCAGGAGATGGTGGTGATGATGGTGGCAGTCCACAAGGTAGTAGTATCAGTTTAGGTGGCACAATAGATTATGATAAAACCAATAGGCTAGGTGGTCCTGTTAGAGGTAGTTATTTAACAAAGGGTGCTACAACCTTTACTACTTCTTTTAATATTCCCGGTTTTAGTCCATTAACTCCGGGTGCAATGATTAAATCAGGATTAATGGGAATAACAGGTGAATATCCTAAAGGCACAACTGTTTCTATGAAACTTGGCAATATAAGTAAGATAATCAGTATAGATGAATATAATAGTTTAAAAAAAAATACCACAGGCAAAGAGGCGAAAACTTTTGCAAAGGGGATGAAAGATTTAAGAGATTTTAACAGAGGTGTTGTCACAGTAGAAGCAGGAGAATACAAAAATAGAAGTACAGGAGAGAATTATACACCTGACCAAGTTGTTTCTATAGGTAAAGACATAGCTGAACGAATTGGTGCAAAAGATTACGATAAAGAGTTTTTAGGGTTTGACATATCTGCTGATGCAGTGGATGAGTACAACAAACTGTCTGATGCTGAACAAGATGCGTATAATGATTATGCTACTGAACAACAAGAACAAGAAGAAGGTAAAAGAGCAAAAGATTTTACATTCGGTGGTAAATCTCTAGCACAACTAGAAGCTGAATCAAGAGCTGCTGTACAACAACAACAATCTGATGACAGTCCAAGTGATGATGGTGGTGTTTCTCAAGAAACGCAAGATACATTTGGTGATACAGGAGAAGCTGACTTTGACCCTGTGGCAAAAGGTTCTTTCATAACCAAACGTAAAGCATCAGGTAAAATAAAGAAAAAGTATATGAAGCGAGGTGGGTTAGCTTCACGTTAATAACCCATAGTAGATGGCTACTTATCCCCCAACAATAATTGGCTACGATAACCCCAAGGAGTAAAAAATGGCTGAACAAGCACAAGAAATGGTGGTAGATGCTACACCAACTAAAAAAGCATTCATAAACAAGCGTTCTACTCACGAAGAAAGAATTAAGAAAGATGAGGAAGAACTACAAAAGTTGATGGAAGAAGCAAAAGGTGAAGCCGAACCTGTTGAAGAAACGAAAACAGAGGATGAGGAAGAACCGAAGAATGCTGAAGAAAGAACTTTCAAAAAGCGTTATGGAGACTTACGAAGACACTCCCAAGAAAAAGAGAAAGAGTTCCAAAAGCAACTTGATGATTTAAAGGAACAGCTAACCAAAGCAACTAAAAAAGAAATAAAGTTGCCTAAGTCTGATGAAGACATAGAAGCATGGGCAGCAGAATATCCTGATGTAGCTAAGATTGTTGAAACTATTGCCATGAAAAAGGCAAGAGAGCAGTCAGCAGAATTAGAGACTAGGATACAAAAGATAGATGAAATGTCTGTAGAGGCTAAAAAAGAGAAAGCTGAAGCAGAACTTATGAGGATTCATCCTGACTTTAGTGATATTAGAGATAGTGATGAGTTCCATGATTGGGCAGATGAACAGCCTAAATGGGTACAGGATGCACTTTATGAAAATGACAATGATGCCAAATCAGCAGCTAGAGCAATCGACCTCTACAAAGCAGATAAAGGAATTAACGTCAAAACTAAGAGTAAGAGTAACAAGAGTGCTGCTACGGAAGTTAAGACAAAAGCTGAAAAGTCTGTTCCTGATGCCGAAGCTAAAACTACAAAGATTTTAGAGTCTGACGTACAAAAGATGTCTGCAGAGCAATACGAGAAAAATGCAGATATGATTATGGAATCTATACGTTCAGGTAACTTTATATACGATTTATCTGGTTCAGCTAGATAAACAGTTGACAAATAGATATTTATAAGTATAACTATTATCAACTAAAGATGTGACCTCTCCACGTGGACAACTCACATAATACACTACACTTGAAAGCCTACCTAATTGTATGAGCCTACGTTTGATTAGCTATCAAAGGTACAACCTCAAATACTGTTAGCCGATGACGAGTAAATTTAGCACATTTTGTGCATTTGTTAAATTTTCAAAATGGAGATGAAAATGGCATTTAAAACTGCAGCAGGTTACGGAAATCTGCCTAATGGTAATTTCTCCCCAGTTATTTACTCTAAGCAGGTTCAGTTAGCCTTTAGGAAGAACTCCGTTGTTGAATCAATTACAAACTCCGATTATTTCGGAGAGATTAGCAACATGGGTGACTCCGTAAAAATAATAAAGGAGCCAGAAATCACTGTTAAGGAATACGCTAGAGGTGCAAACGTGCAACCTCAAGACCTTGACGATGAGGACTTCACATTGACTATTGACAAAGCAAACTACTTTGCTTTTAAGATAGACGATATTGAAGAGGCTCACAGTCACGTAAACTTCTCTCAAATGGCAAGTGACAGAGCAGGTTACAGACTAAAAGACAACTTCGACCAAGATGTTCTTGGTTACTTGTCAGGATTTGCACAAGCATCTAACAATGCTGTAGCAAGTTCAGCTAACTCAACAGTTAACGGAACTAAAGCAGTGTCAACTGCAGGTTCAGACGAATTGTTGACAAGCATGAAGCTAAGAAAAGATAGCTTTGGTAACATCACTACAGGTAGTGCAGGTGACCACTCTATCCCAATAGCTCCAAGACTAGGTGGTGCAACTGCTCAAGCAACTGCTACTGCTACTCCTTTACAGGTTATAGCAAGAATGGCAAGATTACTTGATACTCAGTTCGTAGACACTGATGGTAGATGGTTAGTTCTACATCCAACTTTTATTGAAGTTCTAAAAGATGAAGATTCACGTCTTCTAAATGGTGACTTCGGTGAGTCAGGTGGATTAAGAGCAGGTCTATCTGTAGGAAAGATACATGGCTTTGACGTATATATGTCAAACAACTTACCTGCAGTTGGAACAGGTCCGGGTACATCTGGAACTGCTAACCAAAACTCTAACTATGGTGTTATCGTTGCAGGACATAGTTCAGCAGTAGCTACTGCAGAGCAAATCAACAAGACAGAGACTTATAGAGACCCTGATTCTTTTGCTGATATTGTTCGTGGTATGCATTTGTATGGTAGAAAGATTCTTCGACCTGAAGCAATCGCCACTGCCAAGTATAACGTAGGGTAAGGAGATTAGATATGGCAACTTTTGATTTAACTTCAAAGGATACCACAGGTATCTTTTCTGACTCTATCGTGGCTATGCCATCAGCTAAGAATACTAACGTAATGAGAAATATTGAGGCTTACCTTGATATTGATGCATTAGTAGCAGCAGGTGGTAGTTTCTCAGACGGAGACATCTTTCAGGTGTTAGAAATCCCTGCGAATACTCTAGTCTTAAATGCAGGTGCAGAAGTGATGAAAGCATTCACAGGCAGTTGTACTCTTGACATGGACTTTGCAGCAGGTGATGACATTATTGATGGTGCAGATATAACCTCAACAGGTTTTTGTGCAGCAGGAAGTAATGGTCAAACTAATACTATTGTAGGAAGTGCAGCTTCAACTTACAACAGATACTATTGATGCTAAGATTGCAGGTGCTGCTCCAGCTACAGGAAGACTTAGAATGTATGCCACTGTTATTGATTTAGCAGGTCATGGTTTAGATGATAAGCCTGATGAAGTCGATAGAGACCAATTAGCTTAAATTTATATGAGAGAGCAGGGCAACTTGCTCTTTCATTTTTATAGGAATTATAATGTCAGGAACTTTTCTCTCGCTAACAAATACAACTTTGGCTAGACTAAATGAGGTGCAGTTAACTTCATCTAACTTTACTAGTGCTAGAGGCATACAAGTTCAGGCACAAAATGCAGTAAACGAATCTGTAAGATATATAAACCAACGAGAGTTTAATTATCCATTTAATCATGCTACAGAAACAAAAACAGTGACTGCAGGTGTTGTTAGATATAGCATACCTACATCTGCCAAGACTGTAGATTACAATACGTTTAGAATTGTTAAGGATAGTGACTTAGGTAATTCAGGATATAGATTAGGTCAATTAGATTATAACGAATATATAAACTCTGTTAGTGACCAAGAAGATGAAATAAATACAACAACAACTAGCACAACACACACAGACAGTGTAACAACAATAACAGTGACTAGTACAACAGGATTTGATTCTGCAGGTACATTGCACATAGGCAATGAAGAAATAACATATACTGCTATAGGTAGTAGTACAACATTCACAGGATGTACAAGAGGTGCAGGTGGCACAACTGCTGCTTCAATAGCTAGTGGTGTAACAGTAGCACAGTTTGACCAAGGTGGTGTTCCTGAACACGTAATTAGAACACCTGATAACAATTACTTATTGTACCCTTTTCCCAACAAATCATACTCTGTAAAGTTTGACCACTTTACATTTCCAACAGATATGTCTGCTCATAGTGATACAACAAGTATCCCTGAAAGATTTGATGCTATTATAGTAGATGGAGCTACAGCTTTTGTTTATCAGTACAGAGGTGAGACTGCACAATATCAACTTAATTTCCAAAGATTTGAACAGGGCATAAAGAATATGCAGACATTATTAGTAAACAAATATCAATATGTTCGTTCTACATATATACCTAGAGCAGGAACTTATGGAGCAAATACACTAAACGCAAGGCTTAACTAATGGCAGATTTATCTCAAACTACCCCCTCTGCATTTAACTGCGAAGGTGGTCTAGTATTAAACAAATCTACCTTTATGATGCAACCGGGTGAAGCCTTAGAGTTAAGAAACTTTGAACCTGCTGTCGATGGTGGCTATAGAAGAATAAATGGATTCTCTAAATATGTAACTGCCATAGTTCCTTTTACATCTAGCTCTGCCGAAAGAATACTTATGGTAGCAACCTTTGGTGATGTGGTTTTAGCAGCTAGAGGTGAGAAAATATTTAGTGCAACTCCGGGTAGTTCTTCATGGACAGAAAGAGATACAGGTAGAACTAGTGCAGGTAAGTATAACTTTGAACGATTTAACTTTGATGGCACAGATAAAATAGTCGTAGTCGATGGTGTAAATGCACCGACAGTATTTAACTCTAGTTTAGCAGCAACAGATGTAAGTGAAAGTTCTGTATCAGGTTCTAAGTTTGTGGTATCGTTTAAAAACCATATGTTCTATGCAGGTAAGTCTACAACTAAACAAGAAGTTGTATTTAGTCAACCCTTTGATGAAGATGCATTTAATAGTGGGTCAGGAGCAGGTAGCTTCAAGGTTGATGACGAGATAACAGGACTTAAAGTTTTCCGTGATGACTTATTTATATTTTGTGAAACTAGAATATTTAAATTAACAGGTAGTTCAAGTTCTAACTTTGCAGTAGCAGATGTAACAAGAGATATAGGATGTATCAATGGCGATACCATTCAAGAATTTGCAGGTGACTTAATATTCCTAGGTCCTGATGGTTTAAGAACCATTGCAGGTACTGCAAGAATCGGTGACGTTGAATTGGGAACTATAAGTTCTAATGTTCAATCTATCTTTAATGATAATATAGCTAATGCTTCTTTATTTGATTCTGTTGTTATAACAGATAAGACACAATATAGAATATTTTTTACAAAGTCTAATGTTGGTGAGAATCAAACTAAAGGCATAATATGCGTATTAAAAGGAACTAAGTTTGAGTTTTCAGAGATACAGGGTATAAGACCTGCTTGTACAGATAGCTTTGTATCAGAAGGAAATGTAATAGTTTTACATGGTGCGTTCCAAACAGGTTATATATACAGACAGGAATCAGGCAATACATTCGATGGCACAACTATATTTGGTAGATATAGAAGTCCTGATTTAACCTTTAATGACCCCGGAATAAGAAAACATATGCAGAGGGTTATAATTAATTATCAACCTGAAGCAGCTATAGATGCAGACTTATTTGTTAGATACGATTATGAAAGTAAAGAATCATCTAGACCTGCAGCATATGCTTTAGATTCAGAAGATGTTGTTGCTTTGTATGGTACATCTGTTTACGGAGTGCCTATATATGGTGGAGCATCACAACCCTTAGTAAGACAAGCAGTTGAAGGTTCAGGATTTGCTGTCGCATTAAAAGTAGAAGATGGTGGAGAAACTGCACCATACTCACTTAAAGGTTTTCAATTAGAATATCAGTTAGGAGCTAGACGTTAATGGGTGATACATATAC